GAATATCAAAGAGTGATAATTATGTTCCAGACACACCAGATAACAAACCTTATTTTAATTGGTTTGCACATGAAGTCATGGAGGAAATATGTAATTATTATGCTATTCAAGCAATGAGAACATCACACGTTTGGTATCAGCAATACTATAGAGGAGATCAACATGCATGGCACGTTCATCCTCAAACATCTATCAGTTCAGTATACTTTGTTGAACTATCTGATTCAAAATTTTCTACAGAATTCTTTGATGTAGAAACTAGAAAAACAATACAGTATGATATACTAGAAGGAGATATCATTACTTTTGCGGGTCACATACCCCACAGATCTCCTCCCTTGATTTCTGACGAAAGAAAGACTATCATAGGAGCAAACTTTATTTTTGATAGAGTAAACACTAAACTATTTGATAATGAATGATTTTTTATGGGTAGAAAAGTATCGTCCTACAACGGTCGGTCAATGTATTCTTCCCGAATCTGTGAAAAATACTTTCCAGAGTTTTATACTTCAAGGTGAAATACCTAATCTACTTTTATCTGGAACCGCAGGTGTAGGTAAGACAACCATTGCCAAAGCACTTTGCAATCAATTAGGAGCAGACTATTATGTTATCAACGGATCTGACGAAGGTCGATTCCTTGACACAGTTAGAAACCAAGCAAAAAACTTTGCTGCAACTGTTTCCCTTACAAGTGAATCCAAACACAAAGTCCTTATCATTGATGAGGCAGACAATACCACCCCTGATGTACAACTCTTACTTAGGGCATCTATTGAAGAGTTCCAAAGGAACTGTAGGTTTATCTTTACCTGTAATTTCAAAAACAAAATTATTGAACCTCTACACTCTAGGACAACTGTAATTGATTTTAATGTTCGTGGTAAAAGTAAACAACAACTTGCAGAGGATTTCTTCAAACGTTGTTTAGATATACTTGATACAGAAAAAGTTCCTCATACTAAAAAAGTTGTTGCTGAAGTAGTTCAAAAGTATTTTCCAGATTTTAGGAGAACACTTAATGAACTACAAAGATATGCTTCAACTGGTGGTATTGATACTGGTATTTTAGCAACATTAGGTGATGCTAACATAACTACATTAGTAGACCATTTGAAACATAAAAAGTTCAACGATGTAAAGAAGTGGGTCAATCAAAATTTAGATAATGATCCCGTATCTATCATGCGTAAACTGTATGATAACTCATCCAAAGTTATGGATGGTCCTAGTATTGCTGCTGCAGTTTTAATTATTGCAGACTATCAATACAAGTCTGCCTTTGTGGTAGATCAAGAAATTAATCTTCTTGCTTGTCTTACTCAATTAATGATGGAGTGTAACTTTAAATGATCGGAGCAGAAATGTATGCAATAAGAGATTTACTTCTCTCTTGCCCACCTGTGTATACTCTACCAGGTACGTGGACTAAATGTAATGCTATTATTCCACACTATAACGCTGATCCAAATGTGACCTTTGGCATTTCCCTTTTGGTAATTTTAGTATTGCTATCTGGGTATGGAATCTATAGAGCGTTTTTTAATAACAAAGGTTTAACTGACCAATGGGATGATCATGATGACTAGAAAAACAAGACTTGTAAAAGCACAAGTAAAATCCAGATTTTATTACATGTTCTGGGGAACAGCAACAGTTGCAGTTGTAACAGGACAAATCTTAGTTGCTACTTCATACAACGCTATGGCACGTTCTATGAATAGATGGTTTGAAGAAACAATCGAAATTCTCCAACCAAAAGGATATGATTATGACTATCTACCAATGCCATCAGCTCCTAGAGATTATCCTATCATTCAATGATCTTAACAAAAACTGCTCTAAAAACTCCTCTTCGTTATCCTGGTGGTAAGTCTCGTGCTATTAAAAAGATGGCACAATTCTTTCCTGAGATGAATGAATACACAGAATTTAGAGAACCGTTTTTGGGAGGAGGATCTGTAGCACTATATGTGTCTCAGGTTTATCCGCAGTTAGATATTTGGGTAAATGATTTATATGAACCCTTATATTGTTTTTGGAAAACACTTCAATTACAAGGAGACAAACTTACAAAAGAATTACAACAAATAAAACAGAGACATCCAGATCCAAGTTCTGCAAGATCTTTATTTGAAGATGCTAAAGACTATCTGGCAAAACCAAAACGTGATCCTTTTCATACAGGAGTTGCTTTTTATGTTGTAAATAAATGTTCTTTTAGTGGTTTAACTGAGTCTTCATCATTTAGTCCTCAAGCAAGTGATTCAAACTTCTCTATGAGAGGGATTGAGAAACTCAAGTACTATAAGATGGTAATTAAGGATTGGAATATAACTAACCTATCATACGAACAACTTTTAGTTGATGATAATACTGCGTTTGTTTACTTAGATCCTCCATATGATATCAAAGCAAATCTATATGGAAAGAGAGGAACAATGCATATAGGATTTGATCATGATAGATTTGCTAGAAAATGTGATGAATGTAATTTAGATCAAATGATATCTTACAATTCTTCCAACCTAGTGAAATCAAGATTTGATGATTGGAATCCTCAAGAATATAATCATACATATACTATGAGGTCTGTAGGAGACTACATGAAAGACCAACAAGAACGTAAAGAACTTCTTTTACTAAATTATGAAATTTGATGAAAGGTATCCTTTAAAGGATTATCTAAATTCCATTAATCTTACTAAGAAGAACCTAATGGACGAAGATCCTACATGGGAGAAAAAGTATCCATCCTATGTAATTAATAAGTGTATGTCACATCATGTAGATACAGTGATGTATGCTAATGAAATGAATCAGTATCCTAACTTGGACAATAGGATGCAGTATGATTTTTTTATAAATATCGTCAGAAGCAGAAAACGTTTCTCCCCTTGGGGTAAAAAACAAGCAGTGAAAGATCTTGACCTTGTGAAAAAATACTATGGTTATAGTAATGACAAAGCAAATCAAGCCTTACGGATCTTAACTCCAGACCAACTTAATTACATCAAAGAAAAACTGAGCAAAGGAGGTAAGACCAGATGAATGAGTTAAAAGAAGTCCAATGGACTAAAGACGATATGGTTGAGGTTAACCTAAAAGAACCTGATGATTTTTTAAAGGTTCGTGAAACACTAACTCGTATAGGTGTAGCCTCACGCAAAGAGAAGAAGTTATATCAATCATGTCACATCCTTCATAAAAAAGGACAATACTACATCGTACATTTCAAAGAACTTTTCGCGTTGGATGGTAAGAAAGCGAATCTTTCAGAGAATGATGTTCAACGTAGGAACAGGATTATCAAACTGTTATCCGATTGGGGTCTAGTGGAGATTATTAAATCTAATGCTGTAACAGATGCAGCACCACTTAGTCAAATAAAAGTGATCGCCTATAAAGAGAAGGGCGAATGGACACTTGAGTCCAAGTACAATATTGGTAAAAAGAAAACTGATGCTTAACACTGAACAAATTTTTGCACAGGAACTTTATAGTCCTGGTTACCTTTTGATAGATGTTCCTCATGAACACAGAGAAGGTATATCTAATTCTATTAATGAAATTATAGCAGAAACAGATATTACTGAAGATGTTAGATCTTTTCTCAGAGGTCATATATCTCATCAGTTTGCATTTCCTCTTAGCGAAGAGATGCAATCTTTCTTAATTGAATTAACTGCTCAGTATCACGCAAAGTTTGGATCTCATCCAGACATGAAATATCAAAAGAAACCACCTGTATATGAATCTGCAACCTCATGGGTAAACTTTCAAAAGAAAGGTGAGTTTAATCCTATTCACTCACACTCAGGTTCATTCAGTTGGGTTATGTGGATCAGATGTCCATATAAGATTGCTGATGAACAAGCACGATATGGTGATATAAACCAAAACGAATCAGCAGCATTTAACTTCCATTACGTTGATGCATATGGAGATATAGCTGCTGTCAATTTACCAGTGGATGAGGAGTTTGAATGGAAGATGGCATTCTTCCCATCTAGGTTGAGTCATAGTGTAAATCCCTTTATGACTAGCGATGATTTTCGTATTTCTATCTCAGGAAATATAATTGCTAAATAGCCTTAGTGTTCAAATTATAACATGGCTACAGCAGTAAAACCTCCAGTTTCTGAAGAGAAACCAAAAGGTATTATAGGGAAATTAAAGGAAGCTGCAGACGATAAAGAAGAGCAACTTGCTATCCTTAGTACATTTGTTCGTTTATCTGTCTTGGTTTGGTCCGCAGGAATTTTAACTTTAGCATACGTTAAGTTACCTGAGGCATTTAAAATCCCAGAACAAAAGCTTGATCCAACTTTCATAGCTTCGGTCTTCACAGGTACCCTAGCTACTTTTGGCGTACAAGCAGCAGGTAAGAAAAAGAATGGTAATGGTGGAGGAGATGCTCCTAACATATCTAAGAAAGATATGGAGTATCTAATTCAAAAAGCATCAGAGACTGCACCTGCACAAACTATTAGGATCGAATCTGGTCCTGTAAAAATTGTTCCTGATACTAAGTAATCATCATGCAAAAAATTATTAATGTACTTGCTATTGCGTCTAGCGTTGTATCTCTTACCGTTGTTGGCGGTGGTGTGTATCTTTATACTCAAAAGGATGCCATCATAGAGGATATCAAAGAAAAAGCACTAAGTTCTTTCACTGGTGGTGTTACTGATTCTTTACCAGGTATTGTAGATGGAACTATTCCTGATGCAACAGGTCCTGCTATTCCTCTTCCATCAACACCTCAGTTCTAGATGGACGAGATAAACGAGGCATGGTCAGAGTCTCGAATTGATAAACCAAAGAAGTATAGAATGCCCATTTGGTTAACCGATGATGACTTTGATTACATAGTTACACAACTATGGAAATGCAGAAAGTCTGAGCCAAGATGTAATGATCTCTATATCAGACTTAATAATATACGAGAGGGAGCGAAACAAGTATGAATAACTTAAAATGGATATCGTTTGGTGTAGTAGGCAGTCTATTCGCTGTATCACATATTGGTATGATCGGATATATTGCTTCAAGAAAAACCGAACCTCAATTACCTACAATTAATATTCCAACAACAGACTACTCTACCTACCATGCAGAGGTGAGTACAGATGGATATAAGATTTCTTATAAAGCGAATGATCCTAAGACAATGTATATCACTAAAGATATCAAAGAGAAAGCAGGTTTCTTAGGACTAGCAAACAATACAACCAAGGTTGTTGAAGAGTATGTTATGGATGGTCAGACTAACCAAGGCGGTCCTGTATCTAACAAGAGATCTTGGATTGATCAACCACCAGGTTTAACACAACAGCAGACACAAGAAATTACTGCTGCTCGAAAAAGCGAAGAGTGTGTCAAAGCAATCGGAGCTGCTGAAGGAACTGGTAGGTTGGTCGGGACTAGCATTGGTGCTGCTGCTGCTCCTAGTCTTGCCTCTATTCCCTTTGTTGGTTGGGTTGCTGCTGGTTGGGTAGCAATGTTTGGAGGAAACCAAGGTGCAGATATTGGTGGCAATATGGCAGAGGACTTAAATAAGAACTGTTAATATTTTCTTTTCTTTTTAGGACGTTTGAAGGGAGGTAATCCTTTCTTCTCACGATACTTATTACATTGCAACTCATTACGACTTAACTTAGGTGGTTCTTTACCGAACTTCTTCTGTATAGTCGTAGTGAGTTTTTTTATTGCAGGTTT